GGGGAAATTAGAGTAGTGGCAGATGCGATCTACGTTTGCACGGCTACAAATACTTGGGTTAAGGCAGCATTAGCAACTTGGTCATAATTTAAAAGGAGACAACAATGAGTTTACAAGAATTACAACAACAGCAAGAACTATCAACATCTTATAGTGAGTGGAAGAAAGCAAAGCTGAACTTTACCGATGCACAGGCTACACTTGAATCACGTAAGCAAGAACTTATAGCCCAACCGCTATATAGCGAGCAGGTGAGCGAGGAAGAGAGAAAAGAGATTGAAGGTACATCTCAGGATATTAATTATAAAGGAGATCATAAATGACAACAAAAGTAACAACAGATGAAATGGGCAACACAGTCCCTATAAAACCTGTGAGTATGTATGATTCCACAGGGAACGCAGTAGATGTGAATGGTGTGAGTGTAGTGCACCTCTTCGATGCCGAAGTGATTGCAGCTTCAGGTGTGGCTACAAGTGCAGCCATAGACTTGGCCTCTTTCACGCCATCGGGCACTTTCAGTATTCAAATACATATCACTGGTGATGGCACATTCAAGTTCCAAGTACTTCTGAGCAACAATGCCAATACTCTAGGTGTTGGTGATTACATGCTTGCACATGACTACCCACTGATTGAAGAGAACTTGACAAAGACAAGTGGCCCAGACAGCAATGGGAAGATTATACTACCCTGCTATCCCGAAGTAGCAGAGTTTATGAAAATAAGAATTACAGAAACAGGCACCAGTGATGGTGGGACTATTTCTGCATGGCTAACAATAGTTTAACAACAAACAAAGGAGAACAAAATGACTTGGAACGGAAGATCAACAAAAGGTGATGTGGATGGGCCTATCGTCAGTACAGATGGAAACATTACAGGCTTTGACGGAGCCACAGGTACAAAGATAAAAGACTTAGCTATTGCACCAAGCACCGATGGTACTTTTGCAGCCAACAGCGATGCAAAGATACCCACAGAAAAAGCAGTGAAGACCTATGTGGCATCACAGCAAGCAGCTGACCTTGCAGCCTATGTACCCAAATCTGTGTATGCAGATGTTGGCAGTATTCCCTATGGTGGCAGTGGATCAGGTAGCTCAGTCCTGAATCTTGTGGGAAACACAGCAGCCACAAAGAAGTTTCTCAGTGAAACCGGAACAGGTAGTGCGGGTCAAGCTCCTACTTGGGAACCCCTGGTAGAATCAGACTTGCCTTCTAAACTAAGAACACAGGCACTTGCTGAATCAGTAGCCACAGCTTTATTCCAGATAGCTCTGACAGCAGGTCAATCTTACAGTGGACACATACCCTACTCTATCAATGCCGATGATGCCACAGACTTTCAGGTTCATTCTGGAAAGGTTGATATTGCAGCAGTGAATAAAGCAGGGACAATCACAGCAGAAGTAACCAAACAAGCCGATGCAAATGATGCCGATGCTTTCAGTGCTGGCAGTGCAATAGTACCTGCATTCACAATCACTGATGACACCAATGCCTTCACGTTGAAACTGGAACCTACTTTTGTAGGAATCTCCCCAACTTCTATTATGGCTAACTATCGTATCTTCAGTGATATTGACAGAGCCATAACTGAGCTATAAGGAACACATGACTGAGCAGGACAAATATTTACCAGTAGTTAAAAGCACTTATGAGTTCTTGATCTCTGTGGGAATACACAGTTGGACTCTTAACTTTTTGATTATTACTTCAATAGTCCTGCTCATCATTATTCTTGTATTGAAACTGGGGTGGAAATACATTGAGCCTTTCCTGACATGGATGAAAACAAATGTATTTATAAACAAAGATCGTAGAAAAGTGTGGGACGATGTGCAATGGACAAAAACAGAGGTTATTGGCCTCAAGGATGTAGTATTAAAGATAGACGATAAAATGACAAAGATGATAGATGCTGTAACCGAGCTGACTAAGGACATGGGTTTGATTAAAGAGAACCAAGCCACACAAGATGGCAAGATAAACTTACTCAGCAGGGATGCAGAACTCTATCAGGAAAAACTGAAACAATACAGCAGTGATGAACTGGACAGGGCTCTTATCCTAGAAATGGAAATAGACAGCTACCTGTTCAATGAGTTCTGGAACCGGGTTGTGGATCTTGGTAGTGACAATTACAATTCCCTGGCACTGACTCCTATGTTTCACACACTCATTCAAGACGCACTGAGATTTGGAGACAAGAGGACACAGGAAATGATGATTCCCCACTTCATCCAGAAAGTTCTTGAAGAGGCCAGTGAACTCACAAACAAGTATGCACAGATGTTCTTTGAGCAGTTTGTGATGATGTATGAGAACAAAGAGCTCCAACCTCGAATGAAGTATCTGAAGAGCTTTGTGGACAAAACAGAAGCAGAGTACAAGTCATTCTTTAAAGAGATATTTCAGAAACTTATCAAGAGAGCACTTCATGGGTAGCCAGAGATATAATTGGGGTATGCCGGACTCAGGTTGGCCTAAGTACACATACCTGCTTGTGATGACAATTATTTGGATACTAACCACTTATGCTTGGCTGCACTGATGAAGGGCTTGAGGAATGTGGTGGGTATGGCTGCTGCTTGTTTTGGAGTGGCTGCTCTGATGTTGTACTTGATGATAAGAGACTTATTGCATCAAGACGAAGAATAAACTGTCTAAGTAAAGGAGAAACCATGGTAACAAATCTCAATTTAGCCAAACTTTGCAAAATCGTTTATGAAGATAACAAGACTACTCCTACCAGTTTGGGGTTTGAGACCATTGCAAAGATCAGAAGAAAAAATGCAGTTGTATATGTGGTAGCTGGAGTAGAAGAGATTGTGATTGTGTACCGTGGTAGTGATGACTTCAAAGACTGGATTGAGGACATCAATGTCCTTGTTAAACACGAAAAGGATTTTGGTGATGTGCACGCTGGTGCTCTTTATCACTTCAAATTAACCAAACAAGTGCTCTGGGAGGCTCTTTCAGGTGCTAACCTATCCAAGTATAGGGTTGTCATCACAGGACACAGCCTGGGGGCTGTAGCAGCTCAAATGTGTGCATTGTGGTTGTGGCAGGAGCATGGGGTGGAAAGTACCTGTAAGACTTTTGCTGGTTTCCCTTTTGCCCAAGGCGAATTTGCCCGGAGATTTGCTGATGCCAAGATTGACAACACAAGATTTGTGTGTGATGGAGACCCTGCTGCTGGAAGTAGAGTTTTAAATGCAATATTCCATCACTTACCTGTTGACATAAAACTGGGAAAGTCCTGGTTCAAGTGGCTTCCTGGATTGCGATGGGGAAGGCACTTAATAGAAACTTATGTAAAGGAGCTTGTTAAGTGATTTACAAAAGCACATACTTCAAGATAGCTGAACTTGTGGCTCCTGAGATATTATTGACTGAAAAAGAAGATGATTTGTGGGAGAAGTTTGGGGAAAAGAGAATAAGACACCTTGACCTCCTCCGGGAAAACTTTAGTGACAAGATTGCAGTGAATGGGAACGGCAGAAAGTACAGTGGGTTAAGGCCAATGGACTGCAAAGAGGGAGCACCCAAGAGCAAGCACAAGTTCTATGAAGCCTTTGACTTACATGCTGTAAATGACAAAGACAATGTGAAGCTGAAGAAGTTGTTGGGAATGATCCTAATCAACCCGGAGAAGTATGGCATCAGTAGAATTGAAGACCCCGATGTGACTTTTAAAGGAAACTGGCTCCATGTTGAAATAATAAACAACTGGAACGGTTTCCACATATTTAAGCCTTAGAGTGTGGGTGGTTTCGCACCCTGTTACTCCCACACCTGAGAAAAGCCCTGGTACTCACACTACTGGGGTTTTTTCTTTAAAAAGTCCTCTATTGCTTCCTCATTCAAAAGATTATTTACAGTGAGAAAACTAAGCATGTTGAACCCAGTATCACTTATCACAGCATCACTGCAAGAGTTTTTCTTTCTCCAATCACCAAACATTCTGTATAAATCTACACGTTTGCTAAATAATGACATTATTCCTCCTCTTCACTGCTTCCCCCATATCTTTTCTTGGTGAGTTCACATTCATGGCAGACAAAAGTTGTGTTAGAGCTTCCACAGATAGGACATTCCTCATTAATTTCTAGTCCGGGCTCTCTAGTCCATTCATGATCACAATCCCTTCTAAAGTATAGGTTCCCATCATCTGATAAAGCATATAGATAGGCGTGACATTGTGTTTCCATAGTATAGGCCACAGGCACTACTTGCAATTGTACTATTTTCATAATTCCTCCTCATTTACACATTTACAAAGCTCAGTGTATTCCCCACAGCTTTCACAGAAAGTAACCTCAATGCTCTCCTCTACTTCGGCCTCATACTCTATTTTTATAGGCTCTACTCCCATCAAATCATCAAACTCCTTGCTGATCTCTGAGATCTCATACAGAGGCATAGTAGCCTTGCCCTTTTCCACAAGCTCTACTCCCTGAATGTCATTGCTGTCTGCTGTGATGTAGGCATATCTCTTCTTGTAGCGTAGAGGTATAAAGTCTTTCATGATCTCATAGAACATGTTGCGTGCCTCTACGATCTTGTGCAGGGGTACATCAGCATATTTCATGTCGAAGAAAATGCTGGCTGCATGGAATTTCTCAAAGTTAGTCCTGAGTTCTGGGGTCTCCACATAAAACTTGTAGGTGTTGAACTTGTTGCAGAACACTTCCCCGGTGACTTTGTCATATCTTCTGAAGAAGAACAGCTGTGTGCCTGTAGCCTTGCAGATCTTTGGTGTCATGGTGTCATCCAGGAAAAGTCTCTTGTGGGGAACCCCATTCTTGACTGCATAGATGATTGTCTCTTTTCTAATCATACCTGCATGTGACTGAGGAACACCTTTCAGGGTCCTCAGATAGCACTTGAACTTCTTCTTTTTCTTGGGTATGGTGAGAAAGCCATTTAGTCTAATTGCTCTCTTGGGTACATATCTTGGTATTTCTTTTGGTTCCATATTGTTCCTTTTTAAAATTATTGCTTATAGCGTTATGCGAAACGTACGAAGTTATCATTTTGTACTTTCGCTGTTGGGCGTTAGTGATTTTTCATCATATCGTTTATTCCACCGTTCAATAGCTATAGATATATTTGATGATGGTAGGATTGAACAAATACAGTCGGGACAAACAATAACAAATTCTAATCCATCATTGTCATCATCTTCCGTCAAATATCCTTTATCATAGTTTGTGTTATTAACTTCAATACTCCCACAAAATGGACAAGGTTTTAATTCTTCATTCATAATTTACTCTCCTTTTAAAAATCATTACGCCTAACTCTTTCTGTGCGAACAAAAACTTCGTACAATCATTCTAAATCATACCTAACAGTGTTTTTATCTGGATCGCTTCTCTGGGAGTCAAGTCCCCAGGATCCTTTCCCTCAAGGTTCAGGCACACATTGTCCACACTCCTGCCCAAAGAGGCAAGTTGTTGGGCATACCCCATAGCTTTCTTCTGGGCCAGCACTTCGGGGTCAAACATGATCTTTATGTGGTCAAATCCAGCTAACTCTCTGATCTGCTCAGTCTTCAGGCTGGTCCCAAAGCTACAGCAAAAACCATCACCCATTCTCCAGGTGTCAAACACACCCTCCACAAGCACAACAGTGTTCTTGTTGCAGTTGTTTAGGTTGTAGAGAGTATCCTTGTAGTTCTGAACCGTGTACTCTTCGGGGCAGCCCAGATACCTGATCTTGGACTTGCCACTCACATCTCTGCCCTGAAAGCTGATTGCCTTGCCCTGCTTGTTCAATACGGGGATGATGATTCTGTATCTGAAGTCAATACCATTGAATAGACAAGTTGGCCCTGCTCCTTTTATAAAGTATTTTCTCTCAATGTAGTCGGGGTCAAAGTTACGCTTCACCAGATAGTTCTTGTGCATTGCCAGCAGCTTGTCTCCAGGCACTTCTATGGACTGTATTAATTTCTCCCTTACTATTTCCCTATCAGGTACATAAGTGCTCTCATACTGCTTTAGAATCTGCTTTACAGTGCTGTGTTCAATGCCCAGGGTTTCCTGTATGCTGTCTGAGAGCCTGTGGTACCCACACTTCCAACAGGTAGTGTATTCTTTGGTCAAGTGCCAGCCCAAGTGCTGCTTCTGGTCTCCACAGAAAGCACAACTGGTATTGACAAAGGTTTGGCCTTGCTGAAAGTCGATCTCGTTGTCCTGGAGGAATTGAATTACGTTGAACATTAGTATTCTGTTTTTTTAACTTCTATATTTACATTCATTCTGTAATCCGATTGAGTATTCTCAATAAAAGAGTTTACCAAATTCAATGCTATTATTTTTTGATTTTTTACAAGTGTTTTTTGAATCTCAATAGCCAATCCTTCCTTAGATTTTCCTATGTACTCTTTCACAGCTGTTTTAGCTGCCTCATGTATGGCATTATTACACAGCCATTGTATAAAAGGAATATCACTACTGTAGGATGAGGCTTTACCACTAGAATCTACTTTCATGGTGAGTATTTTTGAAACCACATCACTAATTATATTCTTACTTCCTGATAAAGCCTCACATACTGCTGCACTTACTTTTGCATCAATTATGGGTTGTATGATTTCCTTACTTATTGATAAATTTACATCTGACATACTGTTCTCCTTATAGAAACAAATCCTTTTTGATATTCTCTTTTGCTATCACATCTTCTTCGGGTATAGCCAATGAGTAGGTAACAGGGTTAGCTTTCAAGATGCCTCGATTCACAAGTCTGTGTACCAGGGTATCAATCTGAGCAGGTGGTATGTCCTTTCCAGCCAAGTAAGTAAGCAACTCCTTTCTACTTAGGCTTTTGAAAGTAACCATAAGCTCCATGAGCCTTTTTCCATGACCCTGTACTTTGTTACTTTTGCCTCTGGGTTTACGACTCATACCTGCCCTCTTTGCTGATAAAACTTTCCTTGCCTTCCATGTCCACCAGAAAGTATTTATCCGCTATTTCAATCAGGAAGCTGTCATGGGTTACACAGATAATCTGAAGCCCTAACTTATCTGAGATCGCACGGAGAAACTCTCCCATCAGGGGCTTGTACTCCGCACTGAGAAACTTGAAGGGCTCATCCAGAAGTATTGTCTTTGCTTTTTTGCTAAGTACCCAGACTGCTATTCTAAGCGCAAAGCTCACGATGTCAACAACTCCACCACCTGTACTGTCCAGTGGATCAATTTGAATACCTTTCTCTTCCAGGAAAATGTTGGCTTCAGTCTTTCCTCTTTTGCTCTCAAACTTCAACTTGAACTGGTACTTTTCTCCAAACACGGAACTTAGAGCTGCCTGTACGATCTCTTCGATGTGTACACTCACACTGTTCTGGGTCTCCTGTGCGACTTGCTGAATCAGTGCTTGTGCTTCCTCTTGGGCCAGTTGCAGTGCTCTGAGGTTTACAAGTTCTTTGTTAGCAATGACCAAAGAGTCTTCGAGAAAAGTAAGTTTCCCCATGACCTGCTGCACCTTGGACTTGATGTGCTCAAGCATAGGTCTTCAGTTCCTTTTCTACTTCGCCAAGCATTTCATTGTACTTGGACTCCAGTGCAACTATCTGAGTCTCTGTGTCCTGTTGCAGCTTCTCAGCCTGTTCTACACTGCTGCACCCAAAAGTGGTTGCCAGAGTGTCTGTGTAGCTCTGAAGCATACCTTCAGCCTTGGACTTGTCTGCTTCTGCTGTTCTTAGTTTCTGTTTTAATTCATCAATACTAGCCATTTTCTTCCTCTCTTTTTCGGTAAAATTCACCTTCTTTTTTAAACTGTTCCTGCTCAAACAATAGCTGCTGTGTGATCCCATAAAAATCATCTATTTCTTTCAGCTTTGCTTTCATTGTTTCTATCTGAAAGCATATTGGGTAGCCCGTGTTCTCAATACCTTCATAAGTAATGGGTAGATGATTATCTATGTTCTCACAAATTCTTAACATTTTCTATATTGCTCCAAAGTTAAAGTTGAACAAGGATGGTCTCTAATAATTTTCTGGTATTATCACCTAGAGTGGTATCTTGAACCCTCTGCTGCAAGTTGCTTACAAAGTCAAGTGTTATTCCCTGGTTGCTCTGAATGACCTCTATGAACTTCCCCATGCTGTCTTCTTTGACTTTCTTCTGATCCAGATAGTTGGTGTCCACAAACTCCAGTGGATTCTCTTCTACCTGCACCCACTCCACTTCCTCAGTTATGGTGTCAAAAATCGCTATTTTGGGAATGTAGTCAATCATATCAGCAGCCTGGATGTTCAAGCAGCCCGGATTGAGTACAAATCTGCCATCTGGGGCTTTGTAGAAGAACGATCTGTGATAGTCCCCTGTAAAGATACCCCTGCAATCCCTGTTGGCATCCAGAAGCTCCTGTGCTGTAATCCCAATGCCTTTGACTGGCCTCTCTTTGTCCGAGGGAAAGCAAAGGGTATGGATGAACTTGTAAGGAAACTCAGATAATTCTACTACTCCATTATATGTTTTCAACAATGTCCCCACAGCAGTTTGCTCAATATACTGTATGCTATTATACAGGAGATCATGATTACCAGGTAAAATAAAAAGCACTGGGTTAAGTATCTCATTTGCAAAATCTGTAAAAACTTCCAAATAGAGATTCACCAATTCATTGGTTGCTTTGGCTACATGAAAAAGGTCTCCAGTCAAAACAACAAAAGTACAGTGGAGATCAACAGCAGTGTCCCTGATTTTCTCCAAATTCTTTCTCTGTGAGGCAATCCAGTCAGGGTCAATCCGACATCTAGGGGCTGTCTGGCGTGCATGTAAATCACCGGAAATTAACCATTTCATATTTTAAAAGCTCCTCCACAAGTGGGACAGGTTTCCGGGAATTGAGTCTTTATTACCTCAATCTCCTTTTCCTTATTATACACTAATTGTGTTGTTTTTCTAACATTATTTATCAAATCTTTAAATTTATACAGGTTCAGCTTCTGCTCGGCTATATCATTCTTCCCCAACCACTCAAGTTTCTCACTTAATCCGGGGAAATCAATCTGTTTTAACCTGTTCAGTCCAAGTTCGGACTTAGTAATCACCAGTATGAGCTTCCTCAGTTCCTCTTGCTTCTCCTTTAAACCTACAATCCTTGTCCCAATCTTCTCAGCCAGTGCAATCTTATCACCTACCATAAGTATATTAGTATATACTAATATGCGTATATTCGCATTGGTGCATACTTCTATGATTTGCTTGAGCTTTATGTTGTCCTCAATGAGAGTGTCTAGTCTGTCCTTCACAACTTCTGCTGTGTTAAGCAGGGCTTTGGTGTCATTTAAGGTTTTGAACCTATCAAGTTTTCTCTGGGTTTCCCTAATGTTTGTCAAAAGAGTTCGGAGTCTTGCTAACCTTTCTTTTTTCTCCACAAGCTCCATCCAGACATCTTCGAGTTCTTCAATCCTGGCCTTGAGTGGTCTTACCCAGTGCAGGGCAGTAATCTCAGCCTTCAGGGTCAGTGCTTTCTTCTCTTCGGCATTGATGTCAGACTTGGTTTCTCTCTTCTGTGAGTCGATTAGACCCAGTGCTTTGTCGATGCTGTCCAGTTTGATGATTCCATTGAAGAACCTAGCTATTTCACCCGAAGTCTGGGTGAGCAGGAATGGACTGTCCAGTTGCCTCTGAATATTGGCTTCACCCATGTTGAAGAACTCTTCAACTTCAGTGGGTATATTTCCTCTTCCCAGGGCCTCCAGAGGGTTCCCGTTGATGTTGTACCCGTTTGTACCAGAGTTCTTGAATCGCTTAACGTAGCCCTTCCCTGTAGTTAGGAGTACACTACATTCTTCACCTTGCTTGATGAAGTCCTTTTTGGTCTTTATCCAATGGGAGACAAAGCTGTCCCCTGCTGGTTTGTTGGTGAGACACCACATTATAGCCCTAAGAGCTGCTGACTTGCCCCTGTCAGATTCACCAATGATCACGTTTATGCCCGGTGAGAAGTCAAAGTTGGTAGCCCTGTGGGACTGAAAGTTTGTTATGGCTGCTGATTTTATCATTTCTTCTCCATGAATTTGGAATACATTGTAGTCGCACAAGGATAGCATACAGAATCCCTGTACTCAGGGCAGTTCATAATACAATACTTGCAGGGCACTTTCATGCTTTCCTGCACTCTATTCTTCAGTTCAATAAATTTCATCTTGAGCTTTTGGTTGTAGTCCAGTATCCAGTCCTTGTCACAGGTGCATACCACCATGCTACAATTAGGACACTTGTCAAACTTCACATCAAGGGCAACACTTAGCCCCTCATACTTGGGTGCATTGGCTTTCATAGTAAACTCTTTGCTGTTATATCCGGGAAGGTCTCTTATTCTCAAGCTCATAATTTATTCACATAAGCCCAGTGAGCCATAAGAAGTCCATCTGCATCTTTGTGCTTTTTGATTATTGCAGAGAGCTGTGGGTATATGCGCAGTCCAATATCCATGCTTGCTTTCTTCAGGTCTGCTGAACCTTTGATTGTAGGAGGCAGTATTTTCTTCTGCCACTGCTTTGAGTCTATGTATTCAAAACCCAGTCCCATCTGTTCCAGTGCAATGATTGTAGCCTCCAGTGCCCTTGCTGCTGAGATAGATGCTTTGAATCTCATAGCATTGATCATCATCCTCTCCAAAAACACTTTTACTGTCTCTGCTCCAGAGAGATTCCAATGATTATGTATTGCTAGTTTAAGATCATCAACTTGTATCCGGGTGATATTTCCCTCCTTCTTTGTGTAGCTCTGCTCTGATTTGGTAGGGGCTTTACACATGGCTGCATAGCCTTCTGTAACGAAACCATATGAAGAAGTTACCCCATTATCTAATCCTATGTATAGCACTCTACTCATACTTACTCCTTCACCACAACAACAAATTCTTGTATCTGCCGGGTGTCCTTACAAATCGAACAACTGGCTTCATATTCTTTTGTATTGACAATAGCCCAAATCTCTTCCTGATCACACATATCAATAGTCATAGCCTTCAGTATCTTGCCAAACTCAATGTTGACAAACTTCCCAAACATCTTGACAACATTCTGGAAGTCTGCATTGCTAAGACCTCCATTCAGGAACTTGTGTACTTTCCCATTTCTGATGTAGTTAAACATTACTTTCTTCCTCTTTTGATCCTCTATTTTCCTCACACTGGAAAGAACCTCTTTCAGTATTACAGCCCTCGGTTACACCAAACCAAGTACAATCAGTACATTTTCCATAGCCCATAGGCTTATCTTCCACAGCCGTCATTTTCTCAAACAAGTAGTCCATGCCTAGTGTTATCAGAAAAGCAATTTCATTCTTGAGCATCTTCTCTGGCTTTGCCGACAAGTGCTTCAGAACTGCTTTCTCTACTGGAATGTTCTCATTTGCTGCGATGTTGATTATTGGGAAAAGACAGTGCTCCACCATCTTCTCCACATTTATCCCCAGAATTGCTGCCACACTCTCTGGCTTTACTTTAGGCATACTTAGGTTTTCTATTTGTTGCAACTTTGGCCTCCTCTGCTTCCCACATAGCAATCACCCTGTTCTCCAGTTCTTTCTGCATCTCAGGCGACTCTTCTATTGCCCTGATGAGTTCTTCCCTGGTTTTGGGTGCTTCCTGCGAGAATGTTTCTTTGTACTTATTATACAATTTATTCTCGGCATTCTGAAAGTAATTTTGCAACCATTCAATTTCTAGTGCTTTCTTACCACTGGCTGTCAGTTTCTCCGCTTGCACTTCCTCATAACAACCTTCGTCTTTCAGGAACTTCACAACATTGGCTAGAGTGGCTTCTTTGCCTCCCCACTGTATTGCTTCAGCTCTCTTGTTCAGCTCTCCAGTCTTTTCTGTACGCAAATCAAACAAGTAGTCCAGATTTGATCCTATGTTGTCGATGCCATAGTCAAAGTAAAGACTGAAAGTACATTCCCGGTAAGGTCTGTCTGTTCTGCCTTTCTTGATCTCAGCTCGCACAATAAGTCCCACCTTGAGTCCATTCTTTACAATAAAGCTGACATGGTGTAACCAGATGATTGCAGAGCAGAAAAACAATACGGCATCTCCACCTGTCTTCACTCTTTTGGATTTGAAGGGTGCTGTGGACATGTTCTGCCGGGTCTGAGAGATAATCCAAAGTATTGAATCGGTTCTCTCAAAGTTGCTTGCCTGTACCTTGAAGAAGTCCTGGGACATGAACTTAGGTGTGGCTGTGTCGAAAGTACCTGCACTCACAACTTCCTTTCCGGCTTCAAAATCTTTCAATCTCTGTGCTGACCTCTCTTCCTTGTCATTGTTGGAGAGTCCATCAAGGCTGTCCAGTACATACTGACCTTTCTTGCCTTCGTTGTGTTTGAGAAAATATGATACATGTGCATCAAACTCTTCTACGGTGCCTGATGTCAATGTCTTGTCATGGAATAGATCAAAGCCATATAGTTTTTTTGCATTGAAGCTGTTGCCATTCTCGGCATCATCATAGTTCCAGGCAAAGTCTTTGTAAAGGCTCTTGTTCTTAGCCACTGATTCCGTACAGATAAGGCTCTTGCCTGTTTGTGGATCTCCGGTTAGGTTCACAATGGTCCCTGCTGGAAGTCCTCTGCTCTCACTACCACCTACGGCAAGATCAAGTAAAGTGATGCCTGTACTAAAATAAACTGGTTTCTTGACTTTCTTTTCAGCCATAAAATAATCCCTTGTTTCTTTGATGTTCATGTTAAAAGACCTCCTCTCTGCTCATTTTGGTAAATGGATTTTAGTTGGGTAACTTCTTCAGAAAGGAGGCCAGTAATTTGATTAGCCTATGCACTTATCCAGTTTGCTGCAACCTTTACAGTCTGGGTACTTGTAAGTGTCTTCACCATAAACATGTCCCTGTGGACATTTATTTCCGGTGTGCTGGCTTGCTGTTTCGGGTACATTGGGCTGATTGGGAACGTGTTCCTGCTCAGTTGTTACTTCTCCCTGCTCTACTTCCTGCTCGTGCTCTGGAGCCGGAGTCTCTTCCTCACCATTTCCAAAGTAGTATTTCTGGATCTCGTCATTGGTCATGTGCACCAGGTACTTGTCGAACTGGAAAGCACTTTCAATGAGCTCATCAGTAACTTCTTCTCTTCTGTCGGCAAAGTCAAAGAAAGTCCATTCAAAAGCCTGTGCAAACTTCTTGCCCGGCACAGGTGTACCACAGATGATCTTGCCATCTACGGGGTGTGAGAAAGGAACTGGATGACCCTTGCCCTTCAGACTGGCAAACTTAGCCAGCTTCTCATAGAACAGCCCAAAAGCACTTTCATGTATCTGTATGGGCCCCATTCCTCTGGCACCCTCGATCTGAATGTTGGCCAGTGATCTGCGTTTTGCCATTAGGTTCATGGCTTCATCTTTCTTACCAGCGTTTTTAAAAGCCAGGGATTCCTCACAAAGACAACATGGTTTTCCATAGTTCATCTTGGGACAAAGTATTTTGTCTCTGCCTTCTGGTCCCAGATTGGTGTGTACATAGACATCGAGAATGATGTCAAGGTCTCCAACCTTCAGCTTGCCTGAGTGTACCATTGGATTGTTGGGACCAATGACAAAAGGGATTATGTTGAAACTTACATTTGAATTGGGTTGTGGTTTGTAGTATGTCTCTTTTTGTGTGTTGGGGATGTTGAAAAAGTTCACACTGCCCGGAAATCTGTTACTGGCCGAAACCGCTGATTCCTCATGTCTGGTTGCTGACATCGTGTATTTTCTTGGTTGTATTGGTAAAGGCATGTTCTATTCCTCTCTGTTGTTTAGTTGATTTTGTAGTTGTGTTTGTGTTGTTTGTACTTGATCGTTTGTGCTGCCAATGCAGGTTTTGTCCTGGAAATACCCTACGGTGTAGAGTTTTACAAGATTGTCCAGACTGGACTTTTTTTGTTCTATTGCTTTGACACTGGTCTCCAGTATCACTACTTCTGCATCGAGGTCAATAAGCCTATACTGAGCCTCCTGAACTTGGACATTGAGTGCAACTTTGTTTTTAATAGCATCTTCAGTTGGTTTTTTGCCTTCAGGTGTGAGGAAAGTAGCTCTCACCCCACTGTCGGTCTCAGCTATGGTTATCTTAACCCTGAGTTCCTGTTGGTCTCTTTCCTTTCTCTTAGCACTCAGCCCTTCAGCTATGCTGTAGTAAAGTGATGCTTGCTTCTGACACTCTTTGTCGAGGTTGAAAATATCAACCAGTAAATCATCTTTATTTATCATCGTTTTCCTCTTTGTCTTATACTGTTGTTACTACCATGTATCCTATGTTTGCCGGGGGCACAAGGATACTGTTTTCCTTCCCCATTACAGGGATAAGATTTCCCTTTGTAAAAGCATCATTTAGTTCTGTGGAAAGTTCTAAGATTGTGCAATTTGGATATGTGACTGAACTTAGTTCACCCCTATCCATTAACACAATTTTTAAATTACAACTAGCCATTATTTCCCCTCCACTGCCTGAAAACAGCTCAGCATTAAATCATTGTATCCATTCTGGAAAAAGGTCCCAAAGCACTGCATTACATGTGCAGCTCTTGGGTTCCCAGATTTAATCAGAACTGCTGCACTATAACCCAGTACAGTTCTTCTGATTGTTTCCATATTGTCATTCTTCAGATCTGGTAAAATAGCCCCAATCTCTTTCCAAGAACTTCCCTGCAACAATGCACGGCACAAATTTATACATGTTTCTTTTTCTGGGTCGTTCTCATCCAGTACAAGGGCTATCTTGTCTTGATCTACTAATTTGCATTTCTCCAAAAGCTCATAGGCTGTGCGAGCAGATCCTTCTGCCTTTAAAGCTATGAGTTTTAGATTCTCACTATCCATCACAATCCCTTCTTTCTTTACAGCAAGTTTTAGAATTGTGCATAGTTCGTCTTTGCTGAACAGCTTTGTCCTTATTTCAACACATCGGCTTCTCAGGGCCTTGTTCATTTTCTCCGGCTCTGTTGTGCAGAAAAAGAAGTAAACATGCTCTGGGCAGTCCTCTGTTGGTTTGAGCAGGGCCTCACATGCAGCTTTGCTGAGATTTGCACACTCATCGAAGATATAAACCACAGAGTTTCCTATAGCTGGCATGTATCTCATCTGTTCAATAATGTCCCTGACTTTGTCCACCCCTGTTTCACTGGCATTATTAATTTCCCTGATACACATGTCATCCTGCACACCTAGATATTTGATAGCAGCTATTCTGGCAATGGTAGTTTTACCAGTTCCAAAAGGCCCACTGATCAAATAGGTATGTGGTTTGGTCTTTTCAGATAGCAGTTTGGTTAGAATGTCTAATTCAGTTCCATTCCCTACCATCTGAAAGAAGTCTGTGGGTCTATATTTTCGATAAAGTTCCATAGTTCTCCTAGTCTTTCTTTTCGTTGTCCAATAATTTGAGATCGGGCTTTTCAGTCTTGACTTCAGTTAGGTCATACAACTGAGAGATTACCGGGAAAGCGTACAGTACACCTACTGCTTTTTCCAATAGTGAGTCAATGAGTTTCAACTGTTCGGTGTTGAAATCAAACTCACCTTCGGTAGCATATATTTGGTTTACAAGCTGCTGGCGTTCCAGAGCTTTCATTCTGGTCATACCTTTGTCTGATTCATAGGTATGGCTTAGAATTACACACAGAGCTTCTTTAGATGTGAGTGGTGCCATGGACTCATCTTCCTGACGCTGCATCATTGGTTTACCATTGTATGCTTTGAAGGTGTATTTTAGATCAATTTTCATTTTTTCTCCTTGTTTGTTTTGGTTCCTTGTGTTTTTGAGTTCCAAATGAGAGTTCCACCTTTGACAAAGGCTTTTGTTCTCTGGTTCTCATTCTTCCTTATACTTTTGTAGTCTTCAAATGACATGCCCTCTGGTCTTTTCATAGCTTACCTGCTCCTTTCATTTCTGCCCAGTTTCCATTTATTTCTGATTTCTCTTTCTCGATTGTAAGTGGTACATTGATCCAGTCCCACTCCTTTCTGATCTCAATGGTTCCATACTGTTTCACAAGTGAGTCCACAAGATCTTCATGTAGTGGATTTAAGTCCATGACGATAGCATCATGTATCTGTCCTATTATACAATTCTTTTGGGGAATCTTGTCTATTATTTTATTAATTGTCCACAGCACACAATGACTGGCACTGCACTGAATCTGCCTGTTGGTTAGTTCAGTAAAACTCATGGGACCATAGAACTTGAACCCATCAAGACTTTCTATATAACCCAGTCTGAGATACTTCTCCCAGAGCTCTTGCTTCCATTGCTTATACACGGGAAATCTTTCGTTCCAGAACTTGTCCTCAATGGCCTTAACATGAGCACTAAAGTCCAGAAGAGTCCTTATGCCATTACTGGCTAAGTGTGTTCTGGTGCCATCTGGAATCATCTTCCACAGGTTTGGTGCTATGGCCTTGTATGTGCTGCCATAGAAACTGGGGAATACAAATCCGTTCTTTGCACAGAATCTCTCATCCTTGGTAAATGTTTCCTTGTCCCTGAAGAACAAATCCATTGCTGTGTCCCGGTGCATGTCCGTGGTCTCATCCATCACATAGGTCATCATTTGAGGATCCTTATGATATACGCAACCCACACAAACTTCAATCATTTTATAGTCAAATTCAACAAGCATGTTTCCAGGACTGGGCTTTATAATTGATCGTATGTACTTCTTAGCATCCTGGTCACGTTTGGACTGATTTTGAAGGTTAACGGAGTAAGAATTTGTTCTGTACGTAGCTGCAAGATGTATGCCAAAGAACGGATAAATCTTATCTGGACCATATACCAGTTCATTCTTGAATTGAGCATAGTATGTGTCCCTTATCTTCTTCAGCTTCCTGTACTGCACAATTAAGTTTGCAAACTGGCTATCTATGTTTTGCAGTGCTTCCACATCCATCTTTGCTTCTTCGGGTTCTGGATAGCCCAGAATCTCATAGAATAGTTTATTGAGCTGTGTTGTGGAGTCTATGTTAAGCTCACCTGGGTAATTCTTAAACTCCTCACATCTGGTAATTCTCCGGTGCAGTTTCTCCATGCTCTCTGTGATGATCTGATTGTTCTCAAGCATCTGCTTGGCATCTATATTGAATCCGGCTTCGTGCATGGAGTGCAAACTATGCAGGGTTTCCATAAAGAACTCAAAGCCCTTGAGGAATCTGCCCTTGAGTTCGGGTTTCTGCATGTAGTAAAGTTGTAGGGTGTAGAGTGAGTCCAAAGCATTGTACTTCATAAGCACACTGGGATTGCACTCCAGCATTTTATTAAAGCTGTTGCAGCTCTTCTCTCTTTCTCCTGGTCTTAGTTTCAGAAAGTTGTCAATGCCATCATCATATCCAATTACCCCAAGTTTTACATAAGTCAGGAACTTCAATCCCACCGCTTTATTGTTATTTATACAATGTGCTGCCAGACAGGTGTCCCAGTGTATTTTAGGTCTGACTCCACAAATATTCTGGCTCCAGGACATTTCAAAATCAGCTTTATGGGCTATCTTAAGTGACTTTCCTGCAAGAAATTTGCAAAAAACGGCTTTAAACTCTTCGTTTTCACCAAAATAGGGAAAGCTATATGCCTTTTTGTCATAGGCTAGGCTGCAACAAATAATCTGTTGTCCCTGTCTGTGAGGTTTAATCCCTGTGGTTTCATAGTCAAAGGCTACTTCCTTCGTTCCCACGGCCTCAATCCACTCAATAGCCTTCTTAGGGTCTGTTGTGCTCTCCCAGTTGTCCCAGAGCTCTGGAAAAGGTTCCATTGTCATTGCCAGTGCTGCTTTGAGGTGCTCATACATCAGACCCTCGTAGTCCCCATTTCTGTCTTCAGCACAGGTTTCAAAGTCATAAGTAGGGCATACCCAAGCATTTAGGTCTCTATCAGGTATCTGCTCCCCAATGTAGTGCTCCCGGTCAACATTGCTAATTCTTCCACTGATCTTGTGATTGAGTAAACTTTTGATAGCCAGTGTTCCCATTGGGATTATGATCTCTGGATTCAGTTCTCTAATGGTTTTATATAGGAATCTTCGGCAACTTGTGATTTGTGTGTCTGTTGGTGCTTTTCTTGAGTGACACTTAACTCCAAAAACTGACCAGACATCTTTGCTGAAATCTATGCCCAACTTCTTTTCTATCCTTTTGATGTAAGGACTTTGAAGATCCCCTGACATAGTGTTCCTGCGTGATGCCTGGTCAAATATAAACAGAACTTTTAAACCACCTGCACCCATAGTTCTCATAAAGGGTGTAGGGCACTGTTCTAAAAGACCACACTTAGTACAAGACTTGGTGTGGTCAATTTCCTTCTTCTGCTTTACTATGTGGGTGTTCACACCCAGATCGAAGAAGGCTCCCATGGACTATTTCTTTTTGCCTTTGGGTGCTGCTTTCTTTGTTGTCTTCACCTGTACTGGTTTTTTAACCACTGGTGCTGCTTTCTTTGTTGCCATCTGTACTTTACCTCCTTCAAGGTTTTTGTGTGTGTTGATAAAATCTTCTATACATTCAATCATAAACTCTGCGCCCTGTATGCTGTATATGATCACAAGTCCCTGTACTTGCATAGCATCTTCTACTTTATGACTAAAGCTGACTGGGTACCCTGCATTGGGACAATCTGGATATAGGGTAGCTACTGTACCCGATTTGAGTTTTCTTTCAAGTTCTGCTCTTATTTGAGGTTCTTTGTTACTCATAGTGCCTCCAGTTCTTTTTTAAGTTCTTCAATTTTTAAATTTGCTTTCTCCAGTACACTTTTAATGTAGCTGTAAGTCTCGGTCTGAAATATCCATTGTGTGTTTTTTTGCTGATTCATGTGAAACAGGTCATTGTGTGCTCTGTTGCCTTGTTTGTCATAAAAACCAATTTGGGGACTATTTGCCAGTATTTCTACTAACTGCTCTAGTGCACCAAGCTCTTCAAAAATGACCAGTATTCTGAGTTTGTTACTTAGTTTCATACTTTCTTCTCCACTCCTACAATGTTTAACAAATTCTCATCCCGGAAGAGTAATACTTTCTTCATACCATCTTCGTAGAAATAACATGCACTGGTGTTCTTTGCTGCCCAGGCCACAAACCCACAATCTACAACCCCACTTATTTTAAGCTCTGTGGGCTTCTGTAGGGTTACAGAATCTTCCATGGACATTGAGTCACTACTGGCACTGAAAGTAGCCTTATCCCCCTCTATGTGGAAATCTACGGCAAAGTTCTTACTGCCTAGTCCCAGGATAGCAAATCTGTCCAGAGACAATGCCATGTCCTCTGGGAAAAGCAGCACTTTACCATTGGCTGTATAATATCGCTCAGTCAGTTCCATCAGAGGCTTCTTGGGGTAGCTGCTTGTGTCAAGGCTCTGGCAGATTAGGGTCTGTCCCCTGTCATTTCTGAAATAGATTGCATTTTTTGTGGTACCCTGAAGAGCACAAATCCCTGTGATCTTCCCAAAGCCAATGATTTGCTTGATACTGTCGTTGGACAGGTGAATGTCACCGGGGACTGTTGTTTTGATTCTGGATATGCAGATCCTCGAACTGTCTGTAGCCAATAGGTTGTTTCCAGTGAAGTAGATTCCATTCAGAGGAGTCTTGTTGGTAAACAAGCACTTCTCCAGTTCGCTTCCGTAGTCCTCATCCAGAACAGGCTGGAAGAGCTGATCATTGGGTATCTGGGTAAGGATAGTTTTCAGGTACTCATTGCCTTGCACAAACTTTACTTTGACTTTGGTCCTGCCATTGCTTAGCTGCAAGCCTTCGGGAACATTCAGGATGTCAGTGTGATCACCCATCTTTTTGAGAATCTTTAGGAACTCTTCGGCCCTGAAAAACCCACTTATCTCTGGGTTTGTTTCCACAGGTGCTATAATTGTGAACTGGTGGTTGTGACAAACCACCTTTCTGTCTTTAAAGCAGAACACATTAAAGTGATCGCTGTCTGGCTTTCCCACCGCTGCAATGCAGGTGTCCAATGTTTGTATAAATTGTTTCATCTTTCCTCAATATTTATTTACTATCACTGCTAAAACCACAATTCCCATGCTTATACTCCCAGTCTGGAAGAACAAACAAATGGAATCAAGCCAAGTCATTCTCTAAAACCACCTGGAAGTCTTTGTCCCCAAATACCCTTATAAATGCTTCGGGACTAAACAGCCATCCATTGACAAGTATCTTACCCAGGCCAATCTCAATGGTTCCTTTTGTACTCCTGTTTGAAAAAGGTATGCTGTCAAGTTTCTTTTCTCTCGCTGCTTCCATAATCTGTTTGAGTCTCATTTCTCTACCTCTATAAATGCTTCCATAAAAAGTGGAGGGTTTTTTGAACGTATGGATTCAGAGAAAATAAGCATCAATTTCCATACCTGGAATGTAAAATAACCGGGCATATCTTTTGATCTATGGCTTTCAACCATATCATTTCTTGTTTCAAGAAAAACACCATAATACTCATTTAGCACTTTTATACCAGAGTCCGTAAGTTTTACAAGCACATGGTCATTAAGATTAATTTTAGCTAGTCTCATAAATTCTATCCTCTCCTGTGTTTCTTTGTCATAAATTCATAATCTGGGTGTTTTTTATCTAATACTCTACATACAACTGAGATCAGTATTAGAAATATTACTGCTATTGTCAGAACGATTATTGCAAGTGTCATAAATAAAAGTTACCCTGTTTTTTACTCACATTGTTATTATACATTTATTTTCTACATACTGACAAATCTTTTTAACTTAGAGTCTAAATAAACTCTGCCTATGCTTCGATTCTCCAGAACAATCACTTCTTCTGTGGTCACGGGTTCATCTCTTTGAACCGTACTCATAATACGCATGACCCCCCTTGCCTTCTCTTCATCACTCTGGTTTAGTGTAATCAGCTTTGTGATGTGCCCTATCTTTCTCCAGTCCTCGGCTACATCGGTACTGCTCACAATTCCTTTCTTCGCGCTCTCCCTGTTGCTCTGGGAAGCCGTGATTACAGCAATGTTTCTCTTTTGAGCCATACCTCTAAGTTTCTTCCAGATGTCGTCAAGGTTGTGCCTGTTCTCATCCCTGGTATCGGCTTTCATAATGTCTGCATAGTCGATGATCACAACATCAGGTATGAAATTTTTATAATATTCCATGTTGCTTATGTGCTGAGTGATGTTACCAATGGTTGCCTGTCCCGATTCCAAACACAGGATTTCAAACTCACCTGTCCTTGATATACAGTTGAAGTTCTTCTGATGTCTCTGAATCATCTCAGGACTTGTGTCCACAGCTTTCCTGAATTGCTGCTCCTCATGTATCTGGAAATCATTGCCGTGCTTTACAAAACTTCGTATGGCTACCATACCATCCCTTCTCGGTGCACCTGTGAAGCATTGCCAAGCTCTACGGGTACACTGCTTCTCTACCATCTCAAGGCTTACAAACAAAACTTTCTTACCCTGTAGGAAGGCTTGCCATGCCATAAGAAGCAGCCAGAAAGACTTACCTCGCTTTGGTGGACCCATAACAGCTATAAAATCACCTCTGGTAATGGGACCTATCTGATCCCCAAGGTCTCCGGGCAACTTGAATAGTCTTTCATCAATGCTGTCAAAAGCCTCGGCTATTTTCTCATGGTCTTTGAAAAGAGACAGTGAGTCTCCGTTGTCTATTCTTATTTTGTTGAACTCAGCTATCAGGTTCTCACCTTGGGTAATTTTCTTGTTTGCAATCATATCATCAAGTTGATCCCTGAGTTTCTTGAGGGATTGCAGTTTGAAGTATATGATTGCATTTTCCAGGGAGTAGGTGATGTTGGTTATTTGCCAACGCTCGGAATCATGGCTGAGTGTTGTGAGGTATTCGGTAATAAGTTCCAGCTCGGACTCTTTCTTGATGAAGTCTTTTTTCTGGAAGTAGATTTCCTGAATGTTTCGCTGTGGGGCTTCTTTTGTCTTTGAGAAATACTCTTTAACCCATGAGCATATTGTTCTGGTGTAAGGGCTTTCAAACAGAAGCTCTGTGTTGATAGTGTTTAGTTTGCTGAGAAATTGAGTGTCTAGGATCATCTGGGAAAGGATCTTGCGTTCGTCACTAAGATCAATTCTTGTAATGTTTACCATATTATACCCTAAATTCCTCTTTATAAGGTTCCCAATTAGCTTGCTGGTTCTCATGTATGCAATTTGATGGAGTATCTTCTGAGCCATTGCAATTAACCATCATCAAAATACATGGGTGTTTTTCATTTGAACAGTTAATACATCTCCATGAACGTACTAAAATAGGAGCTATCTCTGCCATAATCCACTTCCTTTCTATATACAAATCTGTTTTAGGTTGCCCTCGATGATTTCTGCATCCACCCACATTGTAGGATTGCTATCAAACTGGTGTGTGTTCTTAGCCATCCACACCAGAGTCTCTTCCAACTTTTCCTTGATCTCCTCAAACTCTTTGTCTATCATATCAAGTATCTGTTGGGTTCCATAGGAAAGGTCTTCTTGCTCTGCTCGGAGTAAGTCCGTTAGTTGTTTGATTCTGTTCATACTTCCTCCTATCCATCAATTATTGGTATCTTTGTTTGCTTCAGACTCTCAAGACTCACCCACTTTTCTAATATTCCGGTCCCATAGGCTGTCATCTCACCAATGTCAAATATCTGCTTGGGGACATCACAGTAGTGCTCCAGGGGTGTACCTTCTCTGAAATACCTGTAATACCCATCTACTTGATATGCTTTGTCTGCAAGCTGGCCTCTGTACCACTGCACAAGGTTCTCTCTTTCAAAGGCAAGAACAACTACATGCTTCTCACCCAGTGTACCTCTGACCGGAGAAAGTGTGAGCATATAAACTTTTACTTCAGTTGTAGTCCTAGTTTCCATCAGTGGTCTCCTTCTTTTCTTCACACTCTTCATTCCATGTGATCAGGTCCAGTTTGTGCATGAAGAACATCAGTGATTCTATTTTCTCTTCAGGGCTCATACTCTCCCAAGCTGATTTGTTTATGCCAATTTGTCTTTGCATCATTTTGCTTTCTCCTTCAGTTTCAGCAGGAGGTCATCTTCCCCTGCTTGTTTTCCTTCTATGACTAGACTAAAATTCTTAATGCTCTCATCTACTATTTCCATCAGGTGCTCATCAATGGTATCGGGTCCAATAAGGTAGAATATGTCCACAGGGTTCTGCTGCCCCATTCTGTGTAACCTGGATTCGGCCTGATCGTGATCTGCTGCACTCCAGGCAAACTCTACAAAAGCAGTGGTGTCACAAACTTTCTGCAAACCATCAATTCCCACACCACCACTGACAATGTTCATTACAAGCAGGTTTACTTTATCACTGTTGATGAACTCCTGTATGTAGAAATCTCTATCACTAAGTGAAGTTGATCCATATATCTTTCTGGACTGCTGCCGGAAAGCAAGGTGTAAGCTGTCCACCACTGAAGTGTGGTATGCAAACACAACCAACTTTTCCACCTCTTCCAACTTGTTCTTTATCCACTCAATACAACTGGCTTCTTTGTACTTGTATGCACTGTTCTTTAGTGACTCCACTCTTTCCCTAAGTTCTCTGGCCCCCATGCCCGGATTTAGTATGTCCTGCCAATCTTCCATGTACTTGGTCTCAATGGACAGTGGGACTACAGTTCTGGTTCTCACAGGAAGTTCTTTCAGCACATCTTCTTTGGTTCTACGTATCATCAGGGGTTGCACTTTAGAATACAGCTCCTCTACATTGCTACAGCCGTCATACACCAGTGAAAACCCATTGTGCCGGGGCTTGCAGTACCTATTCAGGAACTTCCACTCATCGGGGAAACTAATAGGATCTATCATATTGAGGACTGTAAAGAATTGAGCTGGCCTTTTCTTAATTGGTGTGCCCGACATTGCTATGAAATCTGCTCTGGTCTTTTTGACAATAGCTCTCATAGCCTTAGACCTTTTAGAACTTGATTTGGACAAAGCGGTTATTTCATCGGCTATCACAATCTGAATGTGCTCATCAATAAGTATCTGTTTCCATGCGTCCAAGATGTCATAGTTAATTATATAAACTGGATAGCTATCGGTCAGTACAGGAGTTTTTCCATATAATATCTTGATGTCCTCTTTAAACACCCACCTAGGGTATTCTCTTTCCCACTGCTTTTTAATAGGTGCATTGACAACAATCAAGACAGGTCTTTTCTCTGGGTGTAGCTTTACATAAGAAAGTGATTCTGCTGTCTTTCCACAGTTATGCACCACTACTCCATAAGCCACAAAGTTTCTATGAGGGTTTCTCATTATGATGTCATAACACTCAGACTTTCCATCTGGAGTAATTGAGACAATCTCATCCCAGACAACTATATTTATCCTTATCTCTGCATTGATAGCTATGTAATGCAGAGGTAGTCCATCATTAAGACTGCCTATGGGTTCCCAACCTTTGAATGTTCTAACCTCGTGGTCTGCTGTGAGTCTTACCCTGTAACCTTTTTTAGTGACCACAAGCACGGTTTCTTTTGTACCACTACAGACTATTCTATTGAAGCTATTAAAAGTAAAACAGAACTTGGTCTCATTCATGCTTCTGATTTTAAAAGGTTGTAGAAACTGATAGTGATAGGCTTGCTCAAGACTTATTCTTCTGATCTCCCCAGTGCTATCTTTTATAGTAATGGGCATGGTGCCACACACACATCCCATCTGGTCTGCTATCAGTGCATTACCCTTTCTCCACTCCAGAAACTTCACACACTCAATCTGATATGCTCTGAGAGTAGGGAACAAGGTCTCATCTATGGGCACAGGCATGTACTGGGATCTATAATCAGTCTTTGGGAAGTTGTAGGTCTTGGTTTTGTCCAGACCAATGATCTTAAACCCATGTGCTCTGAGCTTGTCCTCCACCTCTTTGGTATGAGGTACTTTCCATAGCATAGACTTGCCATCAAAGGTTCGGTTAGGCAATGCTTTCACAAAAGCCAAGCACTCTCCCCACTCGTTGCCGGGTAGGTACTTGAACTTTATGTTGAAAATGCCCTTGCTAAAGACTGCTTCTTTTATTGGCATTGCTCGATGAGTTGAATTACTTTGTGCAGTTTCTCAGACATCTGGGGTGCTGTGGTTCCCCTGAAGTGACACAGCACAAGATTCTTGTAGATCTCTGCTATGCCCTGATTGGGTTCCTGCCGGACCAAGTCAAATATCTTAGACATAGTCTCTCTGGCCTCACTTGCGCTTGCACAGCTAACATCGGGTAGATTGTTTACCCTTGCCAATTCTCTCTTGCAGTACCAATGTGCTTTCTTCAGGTCCTCTACTCCGTTCTTCAGAGTGTACCTGAACACATACTTGAACGCATTGCCTAGGTTGAAGTTTAACTGCTCTACGATGTCTATGCACTCCACACCTGATGGATGTGAGGTGTAGTGGGTGGGATGGTTTACGTTGTCAGCCATTGCATGTCTCCTTTACATTGTTTCCAAATATCTCTGGGTTCATGGTCACATCCTTGTGCTCTTGCTCCGATGCTCTGATTACAGACTTCATCCTTTCCATTCTCATGTCAGGTCTTTCTTTCATTTCCTCCGGTACATCTACCATAATCATGCCTGATGTGATCTTTGGGACATCAATCTTTGTTCCTTCGTCCTGCACAAAAGCTGAAACAGTAGTGCTTCCCGGAAGTGATTTCACTGCTATTCTTGTGTTCTCTGGGTTGCCATCAAGAAACACACTTCCTCCCCTTAAGACATTTAACTTCTTAACTCTTGTCTTCATTTTGTCCCTGCCCTGCTTGAGCACAGTGACTATTGTTAAATACCTCACAGACCCATTGTCCACCAGTGGGTAGCTCTTGGTCTGCACTTTGGCCCTGTACCTGCTGGAGATAGCACTAATCCACTTGGAAAGCATGATCTTGTCGTCATAGCTGTTTATAAAAGCAGCTTCAAAGCCTTGTGGCTTGTGTACCAAGTCCTTGACTCTTGTGCCCTCTATGGACACATACTTTTTCTGCATCTCAAACAGTCCCGAATTATACTCCACAAATAGATCCTGTTTTAGTTCTCTCCACTGTTTCTTAATCCAATTAAACACTCTCTTCCTCCTTTGTTGGGCCTATGTGCCAGTCACAATCGCTGTGATAGGAACAGTTCTCATTACACTTTGATTTGTACCCAAACTCACAGCTGAGTACACAGTCAGCTTCTCCTCCACATGGAGCAAGGTCTCCTATCTCACAAGCACATTCACCGGGGCAGAACAAGCCATCATAGCCGTTGTCTCTGGCATGTTTCTCAATTAGTTCTCGTATGTTCACTTTTCCTCCTCTACGGAAACACTTACATCTTCAGCTCCACTTTCTGAGTTGTCATCTGCTAATCTCTGCCCATACCTCTCTGCCTGTTCCTTGTTGGTACAGTTAATTGATCTGGTCAACGATGTTCTGTATGATACGGTTACAGTGAACTTTTTCAAAGGATCATCCATTGCCTTCCTCCTTTTCAATAATTTTCTTAATCATTGGCTGTAAAGGAGTACCACCATTGCTGCCATCAATATACTTTCTGGGTACTCCTACAGCTTGTGCTAAATTATCTACCATGTTGTCAGCCTGTGCTTCCCGGAGAACTTCTCTTATATTTCTCCCATCTATGTCCAGACCGATGCTTGACCACCCTAGAGCACGGTCCCTTGCGAAAATCTCTACCCTGCTGACATCACCAAACAGCTTCTCAATGTCTTCCCTGAACTTCTTAGGCTTCTCTGAGTGCTTCAGTCTGGGATGAAGCTGTGTATTGGGTATTCCCTTGTGTACTCGCTTAACCCCTTTTCCCTTTCTTGCCATAAGACATACCTCTGCATTGCTGCGACTACCAGCAGCTCCCATGCCCATAAAAATACTGCCATCTTTGTTTGTCTTGACCCAGGTAAACCCCCCAGTTACATACTTGAAGCCCCAACACTTGATCAGCTCCAGTGCATTGTTTAGCATGGGGAAAGTTGCCCACATAAATATAACACTGTCCTTCTCTGTCAGTATGCCCATAGGAAGCCTTCTGAGGTCTTCCATTGAGAGACAGGGGTATTGGAACTCACAACCCCTTTTGCCAGCTCTGGCCTTGTCCCTGTAGAGCCAGGGCACATCAATTAGTATTACTTTGTATTTCTTCACAAACTATCCCTTAATTACACCCAATGGAGTTAATTCTTCAACAATTTCTACAAGGTCTCTTTGATTATACATTACTTCATAAATATCCTTATAGGCTCCAGCAGCTTCATCAAGATCTGCTATGTTTCTGATACCATGAATAATTCCCTGATCATCAAGTATTTTCTTTTCAGTTTCTAAATCAAGTTCTCTGGACGCTTGCTTTCTACCCATCTTTCTTCCGGCCCCATGGGAACATGACATAAAAGAATCAGGATTACCTAGACCTCTTACTATGTAGCTCTTAGTACCCTGACTTCCCGGTATAATCCCGATCTCCCCAATTTTTGCAGAGGTGGCTCCTTTCCGGTGAACAATAACATTTTGGTCAAAGTGGTGCTCCCAGGCTGCATAGTTGTGATGAATATTTATGATTTCCTCAAAGTCAGCACCAGGAATTACATTTTCAAAAACACCCTTGATCCTGTCAATCATGTTGAATCTATTTTCTCTGGCAAACTCAAGAGCGTAATTCATAGCTTCCATATACTCTTTTGCTTCTTGGGTTTCGATTGGGAGAAAAGCAAGTTCTTCATCTGGAAGCTGAGAGTACCATTGCTTGCAAAAATGCAACGCTTTTTTGTGGTACTCCGATGCAATCTTCAGCCCAAAGTTTCTACTGCCGGAGTGAATCATAATCCACACAAGTCCATCCCTGTCTTTCTGTACTTCAATAAAATGATTCCCACCACCTAGGGTTCCAAGTTGTTTTCTTGCTGAACTTAACTGTTGATCTATTACACCAATAGAAATAGGAGCGTCATCAAATCCACTCCACTCCTGTTCTTTTTCGTGATGTTTAAATCCAACAGGAATGGAGTTTCTTATCTCACCCATGATAGTTTTAAGAGTTTCCTTTTCGATACCATACACATTAGTTTTTACAGCACACATGCCACAGCCAATGTCTACACCTACAGCATTTGGCACAACCACACCTTTAGTAGCTAAAACACCCCCAATAGGCATACCATAGCCTTGATGTGAGTCTGGCATTACTGCAAAATGCTTGAATATGAAAGGCAGATTGGCCACATTCTTAGCTTGCCCCAACGCTCCATCTTCAATGTCATTTAACCACATTTTTATTGGTACTTTCTCAGTGCTTATGATTTTCATATTGTCCTCACTATTCCCAACATTGGGTTTTTCTTCAGTTCTCTGAATTTCCTATTAGCCAATCCATCTTGACTGTACTCCCACGCCCACTTCTTTTCCTTGAAGTCCTCTTTCACCGGATAGCTGCTGCCGTTCTTCAGGAATACATGAAAGGCTACTGCTCTGGTGTCCTTGTACACCACAAACATGTACCCTGCTTCGCTTTCATGTAACTTTTTGTGCTGGAGATTGTGAAAAGTAAAGTTGCTCTGCATGTTCTTTTCCTTTTTTGGTCAGTACGTGTGTTCTGTCTGCCCTGCAAGTGAACAGCCCTTGCCGGAAGAACTCCCAGTAACAGGCCATGTCCACGTTGTTTACAAGAGTATTATACATTATTTTCTCGTTTTTCAGAAATAAATCTTTGATGCTGCTAAACTTTTTTAGTTTCTGTTCTCTCATTTCTCCTAGCCTTGGCTACGCACACTGGGCAGCCGTTGGGGTTCTGTTCTTTATAAAATTCTATTCTGGGATGATTCTCTGCACAGCTTACAAGTGTTGCCTGATTTGTTTTCATCTTTCACCTGTTAGATAAGCCCTGAACCTTGTTCCGGGAAAATGCCTTTCTACACAGCAGGAGCAAATGGAACCCAAAAACTCTCCCTGGCCCTTCCGGTTTGTACAGCCCTTTACAACACACTCCAAAGGATCACTCACCCCAAGGTAGTTATTGACAAGGTTTGCAATCATCTTTTTCTGTTCACACACAAAAGTATTGGTTTCATCATCCCAGTTCTTCAGGAGCAAGAACTCTTCCCCTACTGCTGTGATGATTCCTTTCCTACCTGCTATCTCATAGGGAGTGTTGCACAATCTCTGTACCCATGTACCTACTTTTATATCCTGTAATTTCATACTGGTTCTCCAAATATTTCTGGTAATATAGTCTGCATTGTCTTTCTCAGTGGAATCATAATCTCTCGCATCTGTGGGTGTGCTGCTGGACTACATCTCAATTCAAATATGTGTAGCCACTCTCTTAAATTTGCAGTGACCACAATCTCTGTCATCAGTGAATTTGGTAGTACAGACCTGGCTTCCTGTGGACTTGCTCCTTCTTTCAAAAGTCCTAAATAAAATTCTTCTGCATCCAGCATAGCTGATTCCCACAGCTGATATTTTATGGTGTCTTTTTCCAAAAAGCATGGTAAAATAAATGTCAACTCATTCCCAAACTTGTCCTTGCTGTAGTTGCAGTATCTGGTAGAACTCTGGGAAAAGCTGGCTAGTCTGTGTCTTACCAACTCATGTGAGCAGTTACCACACCAGACAGCTTTGCCCTTGCGTCTAACATACAACCTGTGTCCTGGTACAGTTAGGCAGTAAACATATCCTCTGTATTTATTTTTTTCTCCAAAACTAGAAGCTACCTTTTTATTTAGCAAATGAACACTGCTCTCTTTTTCAGCAACAGATACTACATAACTTTTTTTACAATCAGATACCACTCCACTAGGGAATACTCTTTTGCGAGGGGCTATTTCCCTAATAGAAGCAGACTTTCCTATCTTTAAAAACAGCTCTTGTAAATCGTCTGCAAATAATTTAGAAGAAGTGTAAACAACAGTGTGTTTATTTTTTTTGTGGATAGAACCATCCCCTAAAATAACTCCTTGTAAAAAACTGGATATTAATTCAGAGTTGGAGTTTTTTATGACGGATGGTACTTTAGCAGTAAAGGTCTTGGCACCCTTACCAAAAAAAGATTCTACCAAAACTTTCAATCGTTCATTTTCAATTCTGATTTCATTTTTATAGTGCAAATAGTGAAATCCCAGAAGCCCACATAACTCCTTTATTCGGGATACCCCTTCTTTTTTTGTCTGGGATATAATCACCTGTGACCCTCCTACTCCATGGCCACACCTGTAAGAGCCATCTGTTATCCACAAACCTAGCAATTCAAATAAGCTGAGTGTTTCCTTATAAGTGAACACTCTCTCTGGAAACTTATTGTATTTTGTAGGATGTTTTTTAATAGTTATAATGGGAGTATTCCCCTGCCAAATATTGCACGTCTTTTCAAATTTATAACGCCTATTTTTTAAATTAGATGCTTTTAAAAATTTCCATATTTTTGTGGAAGCTGATCTTTTATCATAGTCAAAAACCCACATTCTGTGATCAGGTGTTACATTAAGGTCTATCATAGTAGATTTAAAATGAAGTAAATCACCTTCATACCAATAATTAAGTGGCGCATCCGTTTGCTTATCAAAAAAAAGCTCACCTTCATCTGACAAACAGGCTATTTTATCTTCAAAAACAACATCTTTAAAAAACTTCCACCCTTGTTCTGTTAGAACTTCTGTCTCAGCATCATAACAGCCTCTGTCAATCATAAACAATACAGACACAGAAAAATGTTCTATTACACTCTGGTGATTCTTGCTCATTATAGTGTTCTTTACAAAATTGGCTGCACTGCCCTCTTTGGCTTGAGACTTGTAACAAATCCTACCTGCAAACTCCAGGTGCTTCAGAATCTCATGTCTATCCATGCTTGTTAAAATTGTATATTTTGGTTCTACTATTTTCATTCTCTGATCTCCTCATTGTTCTTAGTAACTTTACAATATCGCCACACACCCAGAAGGAATATTATGGCTGCTGTTACCCACAGGTGACCCACAAATTCAAACAGTGTCATCTTGTTATAAACCCATTGACTATTGTGTTGTCTCTGTACTGCCTGCCCTTGTGATTCATCATTATGTGGTAGCAGTGCTTCTTTCCTATTGGCTCAATACTCACAACCCTATTGGGGATCACATACTGAAACTCAATTCCCCGGTGAACTTTGTTGTGACAACCTATACACAGCGAAATCTTATTCAGGGGATCATCATTGCCTATGTCACCATCACAGTAGTGATCAGTTACTCCAAAATGTTCTTTCCCACACACAAGACACTTCCCCTTTGTACTGGGAAGAGTTTTATTGCTCTTGTGCACATGTGATCTGGGATACTCACTGTATATTTTATCAGCCAACAATTCAGGCTGAGCCTTATACATCTTACCCACCTCGAACTCATTAAATTTGTGGAACAGCATGTGGTACTTCAGGAACAGATCGTCCTCCAGTGGATTCTCTCCACACCAGGTTCTACCATTGTTGACTGTCATGTCACCCACATTGAGGTCTCTGAGTTTCACATAGCCATCTGGAGTGAGTAATTTCTGCTGCTCATCACAGTGTAGTGCATAGCCTAGCTGAGTCTTGACTTCCCAACACCACAGCTCTCCCATGTATTCTATCCGCTTCAGTTCTCGCCATCTGATGAAACCAGTTTTCTTAGACAAGTGACAGGCATTAGGTGATCGTATGAAGTCACCTGTGGCCTTCTGTCTTGCTCTTTTGAACAGTATGTCAATGAGTATTTTCCCATAGAGCTTTGGCTTTGGCTTCATTATACCCAAATATGTTTTCACATACATACCTTCTGCTATGCTCATCTTGACACCACTCCTTTAAAATCCACTTGCTGAACAGTAGCTTTTAGTACAATATCTATGTCCACAACTATATTTCCCTTGGGATCTTTAGAGATGTTATTGATCTTATAATCAGCTACACGATCATCTTTAAGTAGCTTCCACCAATCATAACCTTGGGGACTCATGTAATCACACTCACTTCATAAGACAAGCTCTCTATGCAGTGTCCGTTCACAAATACCTTCTGGTTGTTTACAGTAGTAAATAATCCCTCTCCACGAACAGTGCTATTTCCTATTCTCTCAAACAGGACTAACCAATCATCTATGGTGCTGTAGAGATCTCCATCGGTGAGAATAGTTCTGCCACCCTGTATGTTGACAATCAGTCGTATTCTGATCACTTCTTCACCCATGTCTTTAGTTTCTTGTCGAACTTCCAGGTGTTGTCTTTGTTCTCATAGTACATCCACAGGTGTCCCAGTTTTGCCGTAGAGAGCTTAATCTTTGCTATGGCTTCTTTGTAGCTCTGGGCTTCCACAACTTCTTTCTTGCCATCTATGAAGTACAGAGTGATGTGTGTGATTGGCTTTGCCGACTTAGGGATAAGTATTAATGTTTTTCTCATAATTCAAATTTCTCCTGTTTTCTTATGGGTTTAAAATTATCATTTCTACAGCCAGTGCATGGGTATTCATCTTCCCATTTGTCTGCATTATCCCTGAAGTAGTCTTTGCCTTCCTGGGTGTCCCAAAAACAGTCATCACACTTACCAGAGTATTTCTTGTATTCCTCACTCATTGACTTTCTCCTCAAGCTGCCAAGCCTGTATTAAATCCTTCTTAGCCATCTCAAAAGTTGCTTCGAGCACGCCAGCACTTAGAAACACTGGGAGAACTTTCTTTACCGACTTCTTGTGACCCTTGTAGAAAGTCTCTACCCTCATGTTCATAAACCCATCACTGAACTCACTAGGCTGGACTTCTATTATCATTTTTAAATTCACCAAGCCACCCTACCTTCTACTGAATCCTCAAAAAGATGAAACACAAAATAATTTTCTACTTGAAAAGTACCAATGTACTTTCCCTTGATCTCTTCAACCTGCTCTCCGGTTCCATACTGGTAGAATTTACGTTCTACTTTGTCAGCACTGGTGTCAGGTATAAGAAACCAAAGGTAGGGATCTCCATTCTGCATCTGCACACTAAGCACTCTAGCAGCCCTGGGCATCTGGAGTGTGAACTGGGCTTCATAAGGCACTCTCTCTTTCCAAATTACTTGCATATTTGCTCCTTAAATCAGTTCTGCTAAATTGTGAGTCTTCATTGCCATATATCCCGGATACCACTTATCAACCAACTCTTTCTCTTCTCTCTGCATTTCCTGCATTTCCTCATAGCAGTTCAGGTATTCAAAGTCCTCTTTTAAACCAGACTTTCTCTCTTCTCTGTACTGCTCTACAACATACTTATGCCAACTTTCTTTGGTAATGAACTCAGTTCTTTGGGGATCAAATTCCAGATAACAACCTGTTTCCCGATACAGCCATTTTTTAAACCAAGAGAAACATGTGGTTCCCATTCTGTAAAATTCCGTAGGCACATCTTCTCTCTCATTAAGGAACTGTTCCATGGCATCACCTATTCGCCTAAACCTTCCACAAATCTCCCAGTTCCCCTTGCCTTTGTCTTGCTTGGGGTCTCCATAGTTGTTTATGCAGTACAGGTCAAATATATTTTTGTGGTACCAAGTCTGGAACTCCAGAATAGCTTTCCAATACCTGTACTCATCGGCCCATTCCTGGGCACTTATGTGATTTTTCCAGATTCTCTCAAACACAGGTCTGCACTCTTCCCTGATCTCTGACTTGCATTTCTGAAGCACAAGGTACCCAACATCAATCTTCTCCCTATTCACATATTTGAGAAACTCGGACTTTTTGGAATAGCTGTTGTATAGAAACTCCAGTACACTTCCCGGTTTGGACAGGTTTGGGTTGTCTGTGAGCCCCTGGGAGCAATTCTGGGCTGCTTTCTCCAGTTCTGCACTAACTTCTTCCCAAGATGTCTCTGTACCTCCTGCAGGCCATCTGTGTGCCCCAAACTTGTGGAACCACAGCGAATCGAATTTGTAATCCTTGAACTTTCCATCTTTTATGTCCTGAAGAACTTCAAGTGTGGAGTAAATCAGCTTGGATGGCTCCTGCATGAGAAAACCGTTGGTAGAGGGTAAAATGTGGTTAAACCCCATTGTTTTGCAGATTTTAGCAATTATCTCTACTTTTTGGATGTAATTTTCGTCTGATGTACCCTGTTGCATGTTAAACCACCCCTCTCATTCTCTCAAGTGTGTGTCCTACCCACTTCCTCTTAAACCCTGCCCACCAAGAAAACTCAGCCATGTTGCTTGCATCATTGTAGTTCATTCCCTCAAACAGGTACTGTTGCCTTTTTTCATCTATTACTATTTTTTGATCACTGTCATTCTTCCACATCTCCATGCCTTTCTTATCGGCTTGTGCTGCGTTTACCTGCAAAGTGGCATCATGTTCGTAAAGCAGCCAACTGGTAAAAGAGAAGAAACTCTTACTGCTGACATCTAAAATATCATCAAACCATTTGCATTTTTCCTGAGAATACTCATTGAGGTAAAGTGCTAATCTCTCAAACCTGTTAATGCAGGACCAGTTTTTGTTATAATTTAAGATATACAGCTCCATAATGTTGGATTCATACCACTTTTCGAGATTATAAACATTTGCCCAGTAAAAGTCTTTTGATTCACCCTGTCGCTTTGCCACAAAATCATTATACAATTTTTCGAATGGAATTTTCGCATTATCTGAGATTTTGTTAAAAAAGTTCTGAGACAGGATGTGATTCTTACCTTGGACTCCAACATTCAGGTATTTCAACATGTTGGACTTCTGGGTGCCTCGGTTGTATAGAAATTTCAAAAGTGATTTGTTTTTGTACTTTTCACCCTTTGTGTTTTTAAGGCTCTCAGAGTAGTTCTGAGCCGACTTCGCCAGTTGGGTGGATATTTCCTCCCAGGAGACCCAATCGGCCCTTCCAGGCCACTCTGTGACCTTAAACTGGGACATCCAGCGAGAATTGAACTTGTAATTGTGGAAATTGCCCGTTTTTATGTCCTGGAGCACTGAAAAACAGTCCAGCACCAATTTGCTTTGGCTGGCCGGAAATAAACTTGTCACCGGGGGAAGTTTGTGTTTAAATCCGAGAATCTTATTTAAGTTCTCAAGAATCTGGATCTTTTCGTGATAGCTGTCAAGAATCCGGGAAGGAATATTAATTATTTTGTTTTTCTCAGATTTGAGTTTTTTGAGTTCTGAGGATTTGTTTTGATCAAATAAACCGGATACATCAATTATGTTCTTATTTCCGGTGTGAGTGTTAAGTTCCTTTGTTTTTTTAATTTTAAAAGAGTTCTCAGCATTTCTCTCCGGTGAAACAATGCTTTCGTTAGAAAGCAGGGTTGGGCCGGGGAAATGCCCTTCAGTTCCATTATTATTCCTTTGTTTCTTAGATAGAGATAATAGATCATATACTGTATCCATAGAAGATTGATCTTTAATAATAGATAGATAATAATGGAACTGATCATTATTGTATGTGTGCGGGTTTTTCACTTTTTGCTTTAAAACCTGTTTTGACAGCAAAACTTTTGGAGAATTTCCTTGTTTAAATTTTACCGAGTAAAATGCTGTTTTTATTGAAAATTGACCAGTTTTAGTGCCAAAGTAGAAGTTTTCTCTACAGGTTTCTGGCTTCAATTTATGGTTTTCTTTTGGTGGACAAGTGGTGTGCGGGTTTTTTAGGTACTTTTTGAACACGGTTTCCATCAAATCTTTGGGAATATCCCAGTTCTCTTGGTTGTTTTTTTGTAGCTCATTCCACCGGGTCAGATAGAAAATTCTGTACTTGGTGAAGGTGAACTCCACAATCTCATTGAGCTTTAATAACCGCTTCAATCTTCTCTCTACAGCATGTTCCGAGATACCAAGGTCTTCAGCTATCCTCTTGCGACTTGTGAGGAGGTGTCCCGGTCTGAGGTAGTTTCCATCAATTTCCAGGTCGTGAGCCAGGGCTTCTCCATACAAATAGCTCCAAAGCTGATAAAGGTCACTGTGCTTGAAGACCTCCAGTTTTTTGATTCCTCTGTATTGTTTTAGCCAGCCCACAGATTTCAGTCGCAAATTACTTGCGCTAAACTGTTTCATGGTTTACTTTGGTTTGTTGGTTTAAATGGATCTGTGATCAATTTTGACTCCTAAGTTGAAATGTTGAATGAAGGCTATCCTACCCTTAGGAGAAGCAGGGGTCACCTTCACTCTTGGTTACCATTAGGTAATATAAATTATTTTCAATTATAGCGACAGGTATTTTTTATTTTTCCATTTTTCTTGTAGTAACTGGGATCTTTTGTGAAAGGGGAGGGCCTTCTTCCCCAGGCTTGATTGAAGCCGTTGTCATATCCCCAGTAGTAGGCTGTATCCTTTGGAACATCCTTTATAATAGCCTCGTCTTCTGGAGACAACCAGGGCATAGGTGAGCTCGGTGTAGAGATTCCATTGATTTCCATAAGCAAGCATTTCTCAGATGCACAGCAGTAGCCTATCTGCCAGCCTTCGTTGTATCCATTGAGGTAGTCTTGGGTTCCAGCAAGTGTCAGAGCTGTAAGTAGTAGTATTATTTTCATTTGTGTCCTTTTGAAAGAGAAGTAGGGCAGAGGCTTTCCCCAACTTTAGTTGGTTACAGACAGAACGAGTGCACTTTCGGCTGCCCGGAGATTTGAGCTTACCCTACTTCCGGTTTAGTGTTTTACAAAGAATATTTTGTGATAGCCCTTTGTGTATAATTGGTTCAGATCTATACCCAGATAGTCAGCCTCGGCTTTGCCGGGCCAGATACCTGTCCAGCGTGCAAAATTGGGATCGTGTTCTGCACATTCATCCTCACATTGTAGCCTTTGCCCTCCACAGACAGAGCATCTTTGTACATCACATTGGAAGTGGTGCTTTTCTCCGGGATTAACTCCACAGTCGGGACAGTTTCTAAGTGAATTGATCATGCTCTTCCCAAGTTTGAATTGTTAATATTGACTGGCTGTGTGTTTTTGAGCATGTTATTAATTATCTCCTGCATGTATTTGATCTGCTTATCTTTTTCTGCCAGAAGTAAGTCGTACTGCTTGTCTGCTTTAATTACTTCCTCCCAGTGTTCATGCACTGCCCGGAGTCTGGCTATTTCCTCGTTGAGTCTGCTTTTGTCGGAAAAGTAAACCACATACATAGATCGTGTGTCGTCCAACAGTTCTATCTGGAGTTCTTTACATTTTTCTATGGCTTTTTCTTTGACCTCCATAACTTTCTTATCCCACTCCAATTCAATTTCACGCTCCCTATTCTTCCTGTTCTCATAATCCAGAAACTTCAATGCTTTCTCTACCCTGATCTTTTCAATCAATTTACTAAACATACCTATTCTCCTTTTTGTGTATAGTAGGGATGGGATTTGAACCCACACAGATTTCCTTTGCTCAATGATAAACAAAGTGAGTTACCAATTACTCTACCCTGCGATGTTCTTTTATTATACATTTTATTTGATACAATCAGCAAATAAAAAGGCCATTCCTTAATTTTGTGGAATAGCCTTTGTATATTTATAAGTTTTGTATTTAAGCCTAAGTTACTATTTCATACAATGTCTCCAAGCTAAGTTACTTCTCCGATACAGCATTGTGCTCTAAAAAGAGTATGTGTTCTCTTTTATTATACATTTTTTCTGCTCGGATTGCAAAATTATTTTCAGATCTGGAAAGGAAGCCAGAGAAAAGCCAGACCTGCAAGCACTAAACCCACACCAACAAGCAGACCAATCTTCCAGTCGAAAGGTGCCTGCACAGCCTCACCACAAGGCTCCCCAGAGGCCAGGGCAAGGTATTGTCTGCCCAGTGCTCTTACATTGCCATCTTGGGTAAGTCCTTGCAGAGGGGCTTTCAGGCCCAATACAGAGGTCCTACCATTCAGCTTGTCATCTTCCCCGGTGTTCTTGAAGTAGTACCAGCGTTCCACAACTTTTCTTGTTTGCCATATTTCAAAAACAAAATCTTTGAGGAACCAGGCTACTTGGAGATCACTCATATTAGGGTTCACATTCCCAACCTCGGTGATCCACACTTTCCCAGTCCCGGAGTTTTGAGAAACCAGGTCAATCATGGAATTTATCCATGCCTCGTGCTGCTTCCTGGAAAAGTCACTGCCTACATCCACATAGGGGTACCAGTGCAGGTTTCCAATGTCAATTATATTCTTGGGCTCAAAGCCTAGTTTTCTCATTTCTGCAAAGACTCTGGTGTAGTATTTCTCTGTATTGAGAATTATGGGATCAAACTTGGGATTTTTTAATTCATAGACCTTTTGTCCGGCCCTGATTGTACCCAGTAGTGCTTTTGGCAGTCCCTCGAAGTTCCACAGCCCCGCCATGAGCAGCTTCACCTGACCCCTGGGGAAACTCATACCTTGAATTTGCTTCATCCAGTTTACATAATATCTGGCATAGAGTTCTGGACTCATTGAGGGATAGACATTGGGCTCATTTGCTATTTCTACATAAAAATTTCTATCTGGGAAAGTCTTGAAGTACAGATCCATATACTTTTGCAGTCTGGGGGCCTGGTCTGCCATCTGAGCCTGTAGTACTGCTGCCTTGGCACTTGTGTCCATGGTATAGAAGTTCTCCAGGATGTATTTCATGTCCTTGCCCTTGAACACTCCACTGTTGAACTCATCCAAAGCACCAATAGTTATGTAGTCCAGATTGCTGTCAAAGTTCTCGGGTATGTACCCAATCCTATAAGGGAACACTGGGTTCTTGGAAAGACTGGGGTTCTCCGGGCAAACTTTCAAAAAAGGATCAGTGCTTATTTCACCATAGAGATAGTACCGGGAGTCCATGCTCCAGGAAAAAACAGCCAGTAAAAGAATCAGTACAGGTTTCATAGATCTCCTATTTGTTCGCATTTATTAGTACATTTCTGAGGTTCATGTTGATTTCGTTGTTGATGATCTTCGGTCCCATGTCTTTGCCCTCTGGGGTGAACATAGCCAGGTACTTGCCCAATTTGTCCAGGGCCTTGTGCCTGTCACATAGGATTACTGTACTTATTTTCTCCTCACAGTTTTTTCCAAAGAACTTGGTCTCGATGCGCTCAATACAGCACCTAAGTTCTGGAGCCAGGTCTTCCATCTTCTCAAATGCTGGTTGTCCCTCAGCATTGATCAAGTGCTTGGGGTCGTAGAAAGCCTGGGCATAGAGCATGTTCACAATCTTGGCCTCCAGTACACTTTTCCTCTGCTCAATTAGCTTGAGAACCACAACCTTCATCAGATCCAAAACTTTCCGGTCACTTAGAATGGTTCTGCTGAACTCATAGTTTGAGTCGTTGTCATTCTCCGGGTAAAGCCTCTTACATAAATCGAACTCACCGCTGAAGTCCTGGAGTGCATAGCTGATGACAAACTGCATCAGTCTGCCTTCCATGTTCTCAAACTGTGCATACTCATCACCAACTAATTTTCTACACGCACTTACAGTTGGCAGCTTTTCAATAGCCATAACTCTCCTGAGAAATATACTTTGGGATCAAAAACAAAAAGTCCAAACGAATTTTTGTCTGGACTCTTTGAGGAATGAATATGAATACTCTATTATTATACAATTTTTTTCTCACTTTTTACAAAATTTCTTCAAATATACAGAAATATCTCTCTGGGTAAGGGTTGTTTTGGACTCTTTTGGTCTTTCATCGGGCACATACACCAAATCCCTAGGGGAGCTTACCAAGCCCTTATCCATGAAATAGGTTATACTTTCCCCAGTCATGGGTTCAAAGTTGACCTGAAGCCCTAGAAATGGAAAAGCCCTGGCTATCTTATGCAGGTCGTGCTCCAGGAAAATCTGATCTACTTCAACGGATTCATTAAAATAAATTTTTCCATCAGGTTTCAGCCAGGAATCAAAACTCACCGGGAAGCCTATTTTCAGAAATTTCAAAAATAAAATTTGATACCTGACCCTGGCTTTCTGAATTGTTATCTCAGAATAGTTCTTATTTAGTAGCCATTTTTCATAAAAAGCCTGTTGTCTTTCATCACTTCTGCATCTTAATCCAAAGATCTCATGGTTTATAAACTCATCCATATCCAGGCCAGATTTGTAAAAGTCCAGGTCACTACATCGGAAACTTACTTCTAAAACTTGTTCTTTGCTGATTGCTTTTCCCTGGATATGTAGAAAGTTTCCTTTTCTTTGTTTCTGAATTACTTTCCACTTGCCTGGCCCTGGCTTCAATAAAAAATTTTTATTCACTAGGTTCTGTAGCTTTTGACTGGCCCAATTAGATGGTTTGCCAAATTGCCTGGCCAGTTCTACGGTGTGAAATTCCTGTTTTCTGGACTTCACCAGTTCCCAAATCTCTTTTTCTTGTTTTGATAATTTCAATTCTGACACCTTGTTAAATCTATATTAGATATTACTAATATACATTCGGTTTCAAAATTTTGGGCACAAAAAAGGGAAGTTGTTTAGACTCCCCCTAACAATCTTGGTAATGTATATCCTAGGGCTTTATATTATTCATAGCGTAATACCCACTGTATAATCTACTAATTGACAATACAGGGAACTTTTAACCCTGTACAGTTTGGTTTTGTACACTTCAGTGTAATCACCTTTTTTCTTACACTGCAAAAAAAGGTTTATGTCTTTTAGGCTAATTTTGTTTTTAAAATCAGCTTTTATTTTTCTTGGATCTACTATTACTGAATAAATCATACTATACCCGCCTTTTCTTTTAAACCCTGTATTAATTTTTTGGGTCCATAAATATCCAAAGCACTCTCAATAAACATTGAATCGCTATTAAAAAGCCCTTTAGCTTCTGCGCTGAAAATCTTCTCAATGGTATTTTTATCTTTGTGGTACCAACTTCTAAACAGGTCACAATCTGCTATTTTTTTGTAGTGCTTTTCCAAAAGGCTACATACCTCATCAAAATTTTTATGAAGTTTTGCAATCTGGAATAACCTTTCCAGATAACAGGGAAACTGTATATCCTTTCTCTCTTTGTCCATTTTGGCCATATAGTTTTTTCGACTGCTGTATTCATTTGTGTAATTCATTTTTTCCTATCCTTTTTTGTTAGTGTAAAACATTGGGTCATTTTAAAACTGGTACTGTCCAGACTGCAAATAAGATTTAGACTATCTGCTATCTGTTTACCTTTGTCGCTGTAGTTGGCCTCAAACCGATAAAATTCAGGTTTCAACCATCTTACAAATTGATTTGAATTTAGCCCTATACCTACAGTTTCAATTCGGATAACTTCTGATTTGATACCATTGTATTTGCTTTCTTGCTCTCTATCGGTTTGATATTGAGTCCATGTGAAGTTAACACTGTATTTTTTCAGGTCTTTCAAGCAATGCAAAGGTAGTTCAAAAGTCTCTGGTTTGCTTGAGACTGACATCATAAGATTTTCATCAAGTTCAGGCCTGTTTGACACTGGTAAAAGTTTGTTGCGCTTTTCCCATGCTTCCTTGAGGCTCTTTTGATACAAGTTGATTTGATAATCTAGTACTGGAAGTGTAAGCCAATTAAACATGTGCACCTACTTTTGCTTGGTATTCCTGAAGGAAACTTTTTGCATGGTTTAACGTCAAATCATAGTGACTGGCAAAACATTCTACACTTAGAAAATTATTTACAAAGTCCAGATACATTCTCTGAGCTCTTTTTTCAGTGATTGAGAATTGCTTTTTTAAAACTATCCTACCATTGCCACACCAAAGGTAATGATAGCCCAATTTTTTGGCTTTTAAATATTTTGGAATATCTTGTTTTATTATGATAGTTTTAGTTCTCATATTCTACCGTAATTGTTAGCATTTACCCAAAATTTGCTATAATTTCCGGTCGTTTTTCCAGTGAGTATTTTTGAGAACGCATAATTGAAATTAGTTAATACATGAAAAATCATGTCCATTCCACAACCATCAACTTTTATTTCATCGTGTTTTGTCATTTTTTCTTTTAAAACTTGAGCTATCAAGTAAGTGCACCAGACTATTTTGCCCTTATGTATAGTGCAAAATTGCATTTTTCTCGACATACCAGATTTTGAAACACTTGTAATTTTTACATAAATGTTTTTCTTCATTACTTTTAATACTTGTATATCAAATTCAGTTAGTCCCAAATCTGTTAATTTCTGTTTTTGCTTTGTGCTCATAACCATTTTCTCCTATTTAAAAAGTGTATTTTTGTTTTTGTTTTGCTTTTGTTACAGTCTAGGGCCATTATAAACAGGCTCAAAACCATAAAAATCATAACCATTGTTTGACAGTCCGCTTCAATCATATCGTGACCTCATTATATTGTAGGTATTTTTGCTGTAAACCCCTCCATGTCCTATGGTATTTACTGATTCCAAAATGCTTGGGTTTACTTCCCACACCATGATAGATCAATACAAAAAGTTTTCTTTCATCGGGCCTAAGCAACTTCACAAAATCACTGCTAAACTGATCTTGTTCTTCACAGTGTATTACTTCATAGGGCATCGGGGCAAAACCAATACTTTTAGCCCTATCGGGCTTGTAGCCTTTTGTAAAACGCGTGTGTTTATCTACCATGCCTCGATTTTTTTCTTTGGCATAAAAATGCGAAAGTTTTGTGAGCTGCATACATAGGTAGGTTGAAAAGCTAGCCCTTTCACTCCGGTATGTCCCCAGTGCTTTGCAAAAAATGAGATTTGCTTCACTTTTGAGGTCTTCATACTCTATTTTTGTTTTGCTGGCATAACACCGGCAAAAATTATTAATCAGTCTCTCATAATCATTGTATTCAATTTTCATAATCTTTCCTTTTTTTTGTTTGGTTTAATCAATTACTGCTTTGCGGTCACCTAAAAAGGGAAGTTGTTTAGACTCCCCTTTTATAGTGTCAGTATGTCATGTCATAAAAATCATCTAAAGCAATTTTCACATCTTTACCAGGGTCATCAAGGTACACACCCAAAACCCATTTATAGCCGACTTTGCGGACATGGAAGCGGTTGAAAGTTCTATCTGGCTGCCTATAAACCATCTCTAATATTTCTTTTCTATTTATACTTAGTAGTGCTTTCATAATTCTTATCCTTTTTTTTGTTAATTTTAATCAAACAGGACTAACTTTAGCCCTTTTGCCCTTATATCGGGCTATCTGCCTATAGTATCAGTAACGTTGTAGTGCTGTCATAGATGTACCCAGCCTAAGTGTGTAAGACGGCTATATCTGTCTATATACCCTTTTCTAAGTGCAATTTTCAGGCACTTTCCAGAAAGATCATAGTCAAGATCCGTAAAAGTGCCCGATGGCGTGACAGTATCTGCCCAGACTCTAAAGTCCACAAAATCACCTATCTTTTTACCCTGTCCATGAGAAAAACATGAAGCTCTCAAAACTTTTTCTGTAATAATAAACTTTTTCATCTTTCCTATCCTTTTTGCGTTGTTATCCTACATACATATAGGGTATATATCTAATATAATCAAAAAAAACCTACAAAACAATAAATGTATAAAAATATATCATTTAGCTAATATATTGGAATCAATCTAATCTATCAGACCTACATAAGTATATTAGTAAACGCTAATATGACCTGGAAAACTGACCTGTAGTCTCCGGTAGATACATATGAGCTGCATATGCTAAGGCCCCAAGGTATAAGCTAAGGCCCCAAGGTCACAGGATAGTATGAGATATAAGGGCAACAATCAAAATGGTTTAAGCTATGCAATAATGCATATAGGTGCATAAGGGTCTGAGGTCACAGGGCTGGATCTGGAGTCAGAATTCCTCCATGCACCCATAATCCACAGGCCCCCACACCCTAGCTAAGTCCCTATCATATAAGCATTTACTAATTCGTATAACAAGTAATATGTAAACTAGATTATAGCAGAGTAAAACCATG